CCGGCGGTAAAGGGTTGGACGGGGTGCAGTATCAGGGCTGTATCGACAACGACCGGCAACACGGCTACATCGAACGGGGCCTCGCCCACCCGTGGATATCGATTGTGGCAGTAGACCCGTCCCCCACAATGTTTTGGGCGTTGGTGTGGATTATCTATCAGCCAGAAACCAACATCTACCATGTTGTGGATATTGAACGCACCAAACTGACCGCCGAAGAACTGTTGGGATACAACACGACCACCGGCGAATACTCCGGGATAATGCAAGAATGGCAGGACCGGTCACACGACTTGGGTTACCCCATCTCCCATTGGGTTGTCGAAATCAACGCCGCCCAACGATTCCTTCTCGCCCACGATTTCGTCAGAAAATGGCAGACACGGGAACAGGTGAACGTCATCCCCCACCAGACGCACCGGAACAAGATTGACGAGAACCTGGGTGTGGAGGCTTTGTTGCCGCCGCTGCTCCGCACCGGGGCGCTCCGTTTCCCCACCATGCGAGGGAACTGGAAGACGTTGGCTGCCGTCGATGAACTCTGCGGATGGCACCGAGAAAAGAAATCGGGGACCGACATTGTGATGGCGCTCTGGATGGCTGCACTCAACATCCCGAACCTTCGCCGCACCAAAAAGCCCCCGAGGATGTGGCGACCATCGTGGCTCGTTTCCTGATGTGTTATCGTTTGCCTGTATCTGCGGCATGACGAGGTTCAAGTAAATGAAAACAGTCGAGGAAATCGTTGCCCTCTACAAAGAGCGTTACGAATCTAAAGGACCTGTTCTTGCGCAGATGCGTGAAGTCCGCAACCTCGCCAACGGAGACGTTGTTGTTCCACTAAACGAACTGGACCGCAACACTAAAACGTCTGTCGCAAACCTTCTCGTGCAAGGCTTGGACCAGATGAGTATGCGTGTCTCGTCCACGATGCCCGCACCGTATTTCCCGGCGTTGCGTGAAGGACAAGAACGGTCAAAGAACCTTGCCCGTGACCGCAAACGAGCAATGCTTTCCATCTGGGACCAAAACCGGATGAGCCAAAAAATGCGGCATCGTGCCAGACACCTGTTGGCGTACAGCGAAGCCCCCGTGTTCATCAAACCGAACTTCGATAAACGTCTCCCCGAATGGCATCTTCGGAACCCGCTCGATACGTTCTGTGCCCCTGTCACAGACCCCACGAACCCTGTCCCCGACAACGTAATTTTCACCTACAACCGTTCGTACCGTTGGCTGATGCAAAACTACGGTCCGACTCTTGACGGCAGGTTGAAAGTTGGCGAACCGTCATGGGACACCATGTTCACCATCTTGGAATATGTCTGCGACAACGAAATTGTTACCGCTGTCATGGGAACCGACAAGGAACGTAACCCTGTCACCGGACAGATGTATCAGGGTGCCCATGTCATTGAACTGTCCCGCATCCCGAACCGTCTCGGTATGCCCCTTGTTGTTGTCCCCCGCCGCATCAACCTTGACCGTCCCCGAGGCCAGTTCGACGGAATCCTCGGAATGTATTACACCCGTGCACGTTTGACAGCACTTACCGAAATCGCTATCGAACGAGGCATTTTCCCCGACGAATATCTGATTGCCCGACCGGGAGAAAACCCGGAGGTTATTCAGATTGCTGACGGCAAAACAGGCCAGTTGGGTGTCGTGAAGGGTGGCGACATTCAACAGTTGCAGTTGAACCCAGGCTACAAAACAGATGTTGCATTGGACCGACTGGAACGCCAGGAGCGTCTTGAGGGTGCTATCCCCGCAGAGTTCGGTGGAGAATCCGGCACCAACATCCGCACCGGTCGCCGTGGCGAATCCATCCTCTCAGCAACAGTCGATTTCCGTGTCCAAGAAGCACAAGAAGTGTTCGCCTCAGCAATCTTGGAAGAAGACAAAATTGCTATCGCAATGGAAAAAGCGTATTGGGGTAACGCCCCCAAATCGTTCTTCATCCCCGGCATGGGCGGCGGAATCAAGGACTACACACCGAACAAACTGTGGGAAACCGACTTCCACTATGTCGCATACTCGGCATCAGGTTCCGATGTCAACTCTTTGACGGTAACGTTGGGCCAGTTGCTCGGCACCGGCCTCATCTCCAAGGAATCTGCCCGTGAAGCGTATCCGCTTATTTCTGACCCAGAGTTGGAACGTGACCGTCTGGTCGCTGAAGGTATCGAGTCGGCGCTACTCCAGTCGATACAGGCACAAGCATCTGACCCGAACGGCCCCTACCAGCCTGATGATTTGGCTTTCATTGCAGAAAAGGTGGCATCGAACGCAATGTCTCTTCCGGCTGCTATCCAAGCGGCACAGAAACGTGCACAAGAACGACAAGCAACACCGGCACCGGTAGGTACACCAGAAACAATGCCCGGTCTTGCTACACCTGGAATGGGTGCGGAACAACCGATGGGGCCGCCGCAACCGTCAGTTGAAGGATTGTTGGCACAACTCGGAGGAATGTGATGGCGGAACAGTATTCGAATCGTTCCGATTTGCGCAACCCTGCACAAAAAGTCGCTCGACAAGCAGCAACAGGACAAACCTACGGTGAAGCAGGCCGCCAGATGGCTGCACAGAAAGCAGTACCGATGGGCCAGTCGCCCGTTACCGCACCGGCACCCGCCCAACCACGCCCAACCCCCGGCTCGCTTGGCGCATTGGACCGCCCAACAGAACGCCCGAATGACACGTTGGCACCGATTTACCAAAATACGCCAACAATGTTCAACCCTGCCGACCCTGTGTTGGAAGAACTGTCGATGCTTTACGAACAATACCCGAACGATGACCTCGCCAACTTGCTGTCGGCTTTGAGGTTCGGTGGCTGATGGATTCACCTGAGACAGAAGACGCAATTTGGAACACAATCGCCGCCGAAGAACGGCAACGTGAACAACTAAAAGCAACATTGACCCCGCAGGTCGCTCAACGTGCAGGTGTTCTCCACAACCTGTACCCGTTTCTTGACAGTGGCGTGAAACTATCTGCCGCTAAAGCCGGGTTGACCGATGAACAAGTGTTGGGTATCGCTAAATCTGCTGCCCGTGTCAAACCACAAATTGACGAAAACAAGAAAAGTAAAAAGAACTGGCTGCAACGCAACATTGTAGACAAGTTGAAGACAGGTTCCCGTTACGGTTTCGCTGCACTCCAACTGCCAACAGACCTTATTCAAGGTGCGGCATCGCAAGCGTTCGACGACAAGCCTGGTGTGTCAGGTTTCTTTATTTCGACAGACCTCGGTTCGCTTATCGCTAACGACACGGAAGCCGGAACAGGTTTCTTTATGGGTGGCCGTGCCCGTGAACTACAAGCGGAACGTGCCCGCCGGTTCCGAGGGACAATTGACGGTTCTGCTTGGACTATCGGTCGTGGTTTGGCATCCGTAGCGTTCGAACCTGACTCTGCTGCCTACCGTTTGATGTCCGGTGCGCTCGATGCTGGTGTCGCTATCGCAACCCCCGCCGTCCCCGGCGCACGACAGGCTGGTGCCGCACTCCGAGCCGCAGAAGAAGCAGGCAAAGGCGGCAAAGTAGTTGAAACACTCGCTGGTGCTACACGGATTGTGGGTGAAGGCTCCCGAGAAATCGGTATTACCCGTCTCGCAGCAGACGAAATAGACGACATCCGCAAAGGCATTTTGGTCGGCAACCAGGTTGATTATCAGGCAGCGAACCGGTTTTTCGGCACCACACTCGGTCGGCGTATCGTGCAACGCACAGCAGAAACAAACGATTTCGCTGAAACTTGGGCGTTGTGGGGCCGCAAACTTGACGCAAAAACCACACAGGAATTAGCAGACGCTAAAACCGAATCCGAAGTAATGAATGTTCTGCTCGACAAGTTGGGCACACAGGTTGTTTCGACCCGTGAACTTGCCGGTACGAAGAAAACGTATCTTTCTCTTGCGCAACGCAACAAGATGTTGAAGGCGATGCCGCTCGGTGAAGGCGCATCAAGGGCGTTTTCGAAACTCCCGCAACGCAGTTTCAACTTGTCACAGGCAGAAACAGCAGCGGACCAGGTTGGTGCACTCAACACGATTGAACGCACAATGGCCCTGTTTAAGGTTGACCCGACTGTCCGTGCCGCATATTTGAACCGTGCGGGCAGAATCCTTATTGACCGGAACCCGAGCCAGGTCGAAAAGTTTTACGACGACTTCGAAGTCCTATTGAAGGACTCAATGATTGCGTCGGGGACAAACAAGAATATTGTTGATGAGATTTATGGCAATTTCAAACAGTATCGGGAAGACCTGCCGATGTTCTCATCTGACGGTTTGGGTTCCGCAGACGACCTCGAAATCGCCCAACGCCTATTCTCAGACAAGGACAATGCTGCAGATTTGGTCAACATCGGACCGTTGGCTGCATCGGAAATCGCTAAGCGTGAATTTCACATCCCGGACATCCGCCAAGTGCGTCGTTTGACGAACAACTGGAACTGGGTGTGGGTAAAGAAGGACCCGAATATCGCAAAGTTGGCTGAAGCAGGCGAACTGCGTCTCCCGTTTGCTGTTGTTGAATCGTTCCAAGAAAAGATTTGGCGACCCGTTATCACCTTGACGGTCGGTAACTTTGTCCGTAACGTCGTCGATAGCCAGGTGTCTATCGCCCTATCTGGCAAGAAGGGTGGTGTCAGCCCGTTCGTTCACCCATTCCAGTACCTCGGGTTGGTCCGTAACCGCCGCCTGATGTCAGACATCATGGCCCAAGGGTTCGACGAAACAGTCGCAGCGAGCATGGTCGAAGATGCTCTTGTCGCCCACCGCAAAGCGGTCTACGATTTGATGTCGTCCCAATACCAGGACCCTGTTGCGATGCACCGCAAGGCTGCCCGCATGGGTGTCTTCAAACCGTATCAACGTATCTCTGGACAGATTTCTGCTGATGTTGCTAGAGCGCACGGCGACGAACTGGGTCGTATCTCTGCTGACTGGGCCACCAGAATGTACGCAACAGGCCGTGGCACCGACGAAATCATCGACATTATCCGCAATGGCAAAGAATCAAGGTTTCTCGCCAATCTTGATGAGGCTGGTCGGAGCAGCATGGCTGACCAAGCCCAAGCCTGGTATCGGGACATCAACACCCGTTACAAGAACGGTCAACCGATTCTTGACAAAGCAACCAACAAAGTTGAGTGGATGCCTGTCAACCTTGACGATGCAGACAACCTGAAGATTGTTTTGGAAGGTCAAGCCCGCCGTCTCGACAAACTGACGGGCGGCGACCCCCGTTTGAAGGACATTGTTGGTACAGGAAAAATGCCCACAGTTGTTGTCAAAGCCGACGACATTGTTGGTGAGGTCTCTGACGGTGCCCGTGTCAAGGTCCGTAGTTTCAACAAAGCAACCAAAACCTACGACGAATACGAAGCAACCGTCGTTGCATATGGTGGCCGTGGCCCGGAAGTAGAAGTGCAACCGTTTGCGTGGAGTGGGACTGGCGACACCAGCCGCAACTTCGAGAATTTCTTGAAAGCGGAAGACATCTACAACAACCCGAATATGCCTGTCAGGGTCGTCGGTGAGGTTCGTAACCCGAACA